TATAAGCGCTTGTTGCGGACATATAAGTATCTATTGTTGCGCTTGCTATATTGGTTGCCTTTTGAATATTAAACGCACGTTTTTGGCTTTTTTTACTTTTACCCGCGAATAATTCGGCTATATTTGCAATTGATGTTAAACCACCTTTTACCGCATCTAATTGTTTTTCTAAAAGTTCGGATTTTTTCTTGTCAGCGTCTTCGTCTAACTTTGCAATTTCGCTGTTTGTTTTTTCGGTTAATGCTTTTTTAGCCGTTTCAAATTGTTCTTGTGTAATTAATTTATTGTCAAGGTTGGCTTGAAAAATTAATAACTCACTATCTGCTTTGGATTGAACGTTTAATTTTGCTAATTCTTCTTCAGATAAAACAAGGGCATTGTATTGTTTTTCCGCTTCTAATTTTGCCTTTGATAAATCTTCGGCAATCTTTAAATCTTCTTCGGCAAACCTTTTGCGTAACGCTACTAATTCCGTTTGGTGTTGTTCCGTTAATTCCTTTTCTAATTGTGCATTTCCGCTCGCCTTTTCTTGTTCTGAATCATATTTCTGCGCTAATAAAAGTTCTTCATATTCACGAGCTGACAAAGTTAATTTTTGAGTAGCCAACCATTCTTCGTCTTGTTTTTTTATTTTTTCCTTTGCGTATTTATCCCTTACAACCGCTAAATCCTTTTCTTGTAGTTCTAAATTTAATTTAATTAATTCGTCGACTTGCTTTCGTTTTTTTGTACCCGCTTTAACTTCTTTTTCTAAGTCTTCGTTTTCCCTTTTATATTTTAAATTGATTGCTTCAATTTCCTTTTCTTGTCCGTCTTTTAGTAGTTGTAATTTTGCGTCTTGCAAGTCCCTCGCAATATCTTTTTGTTCAACTGCGCTACCTTTGGCATTGTTTCTTAATTCCGTGCGGTGTTCGGCTTCCATAACTTCAATAGCTTGCTTTGTTGCAAGGTTATCGTTATAAGTTTCTTTTGCAACCTTTTGAGAATCAAGCATTGATTTTTTTAATTCTTTTACTCGGTCGCTATCCGCATCACCCGTAGCAATTAGCATTTTTATTTCTTCTTGGTATGCTTTAATTTTACTTGCTTGAGTTGCTAAAAATACACGTCCGCTTGCTAAATGAGATTTTGCCTTTGATAGTTCCAATTGGTAAGTTTCCTTGCCGTTTGCCTTTGCTAAATTTATTTCGTGAGTGTAATAATCATCGTCCGTCTTTTGCTTCTTTTTAGCAAGATTTGCTTTTAAATTTGCTTCTTTTTCAACCGCTTTTGTTCTTGCTTCTGCGTTTGCTTTGTTTTTTCGCGTTGTCGCATCGTCAACAACACCAAAGTATTCTAATGCTTTTACAACCCCGTAAATCAATCCAATGAACGGAAACATAACCATAATTACGCCCTTAACCGCTGGTCCTAACTTATTGAATTTGTCATAAGCGCCAATGACAGCGTTTTTTACCGCGTCAAAATTTGCAATTAATAAACCTATTAAAACAACAATTGCACCTATACCAGTTGAAACTAAAGCAATTCTAAACAACTTTAAAGCGCCAGTTGAAGTTCCAACAACAAATGTATAAGCGCTCGTTGCCGTTGCTAATAACCAAGTTTTAGCGGTGTCAATCCCCTTCATTAAGGCACTTTCTTTTTGTAGCGCTATTTGAACCGATTGAACACTATTGGCTAATTGCATTGCGCCTTGAACTTTCATTGTTGCTTTTTGTAAAGCTTCGCCTTCAATTCCAGCTAATTGCATCGCACCACTAATCCCATCAAATCCACTTTCAACAGCGCTAATACCACCTATTGCAGAATCTATTTTAGCAGTATCAGATGCGAAATTTTTAACTTGATCATTTAAGTCGCCAATTTTGTCTTGTAACTTTCCTGCTTCAATTAATAAATCTTTAAAACCTTGCGAATCTTCGTCCATTGTCGAAAGTTCCAACTTCATTTCTTTTAGTTGTTGTCTAAGGTTTTTTGTTTTTTCGGTTACTTGGTCTAATCCTTGTTGTTTAACCTCAAGTTCAATTGTTCGTTTTTCAGCCATTTCGTTTTTTCTTATTAAACATTAATTCGCGTTTTGCTTTTTTCCAACCTTGTCTTATTGTTATGGCTAAATTGTATTTTCCTTTTGCTATTTCGATGTTTTCAGTTTGCCCGTAATGTTCGGACGCTTCTAAAAGTTGTATAATTAGTGCTATCATCCTATTCGGTTTATTGTTGCGATTACTGAAGGCGTTGCCGGATGCGGAATCACTAAATTTGCTACTTCCGATTGTAGTTGAATTGTTGCGGCCGTTGTTGACCACATTATTTCAACGGTATCGGATGCGGATAATAAAACGAACCAATTCCAAGCGGCGACATCGTAAACGGAATTATTGTTTATATTTATTCTTGTATTGCTATCGCTTACATCCGTTCCGTTTACTCGTAACCAAATGTCAACGTGTTGGCTTGTTCCGCCCAAAGTTCGGTAAATTTGCGCCGAAAATTGAACGTTATAATAACCGGCGTCATTCACTTGCATTCCCGTAGTTCCCGCAATTGAAATATTATTCAAAAAACCCGTTTGACTTATAATCATTGGAGTCGGGGTGTTTGCCGTTGTTGTTTGCGTTGAAGGTTCGTAAAAAGAACCCGAAGCAATGTTTCCAATAATTGATTCAACTAATTTATCGCGTCGCATTTTTTTTGATACAAAAACGCCTGGTATAAATTGTGCTTCGGAAACTTCTAATAAATCACTTGCGCCCATTGGCGTAGTTTTCTGCGGTAATTGTGAAATCTTAATATCTGCCATAATTATTCTATTATTCGTTTGTTAGTATTTGATTGTTCGCGCCTTATTGTTCCGTCTTCGGTAAGTCTGTAATTTGTGATCGGTGCTGGGACTATTGGTATAAAATCATTCAATAAGTTAAACGTTGTTTCGCCCGTTGTTAATTTCGTTTTAAAGTCGTTTATTATATATCTTTTATTGCCTATTATAAGCCTATCGTTTAACTTTAACGTTGTTAAAATTGAAATAGGTAAAACTGCCTTAACGTTTGTTAATCGGTTCTTAGGGTCAAACAAATTAGCTAAGTAATCAAAGTAATAAGTTGCGAATAAACTTTGTTGAATCGGTACGCCTAAATAAGTCGATGTTTCTGGCGCAAAGTTTAACGAGTAATCTACGCCCCCAACGTTTGTATCTTGTCCGAATATTTGAACTGAATTACAAGCCAAATTTCCTGTTATGTCTTTTATATAAATTGGGTTTGTTGCAACTACTGTTTGATTAAAATACAAAATACACGGCTTAGGAATATACGGCGCTAAAGCACTATTAATAGCAAAACCAACTTGTAAATTTGTCCCCGTGTATTTATTAAACATTAAATTTTCAAAAGGAACTTCAATATTTAATTCGCCTCCGTCGTACGGGTAAGGTTGTTCCGTGTTTCCGTATTCTTTTAATCCTGTTTGTAAATAATATTTATTTAAAATGCTTTCGCTCGGTTGGTATCTAAACGAAATCTTTTTGTAAAGTTTTACGCGTTCAATATCTACGTTTGTAGATTCGGTAAAGTTTGTAATATCAAAAACGTTCCCTGAAGCGTACCAATAATTTAAAGTTTCAACTAAAAATTCGTTGGGTGTTTCTGTACCCGTAACCGTTAAATTAAATTCCCTTAAAACTCCAGAAAAGAAATCGGAAACTTTTAAATCTGGCGCGTTTCTTTGTAGCGATGTTGTTGGGAATAATGGAATATTTGCAACGTCCCAAATTGCGTTTGCAACAAAAGACGGCGCTAAAGGTCCGTAATAATAATAATATTCTAAATGAAAATCTAAGATTACAATATTTGTCGCCCTTGCTTGAAAAGTATAGGTATTATTTAATCCAATTGTATCGGGTACATCTAAAACTAAAAACGGTACGATACCAGCTCCAGAACCTTGAAAAGAATAAAATAATGTTCCGTTTAAAAATACGTCAATAAAAAAAGGAACTGCGGTTGGCGTTTGTAAATCCAATGAAATTTCGTGAAAACCTCCATTGCCCGCGTTTGTTGTTCCTTGTATTGTTATTGTATTTGCAACGTTGTCAACAAAACTAGACATAGGTACGTTGTTTGGAAATACTTGAGTCCCAAATTGCCCTAAAAACATACCTAAATTTAATGTTGTTGGTGTTGACATTATTTCGAAGCGGTCGCGGTTCTTATACCACAAATAAGCGTTTCTAAAATTATCCGTAGTAAAGAAATTACTACTAAAATTTATTCCATAACGCAACTCGATTAGTTCCATTATTCTGCTCAACCTTAACGCTGGGAATAACTCGCTTGTTTCTATTGCGCCCAATACGGTGTCTATTTCGCTAGAGGCCGTTGGAACAAACCAAGACGGCGTCGTTCCGTTTGCTGCTGCGGTATTGTATTGCCAAAATTCCCCAGAACTAATTAACGGGTAGGCTATATCCGTAAATCCTAAAACGCCTTCAATAAAAAATTGTAATGTTGGTAAATTTACCGCTTGGTCTACGCTTGAATAATCCAAGTCGCTTAGTTTATCTTCGCCAAATAAATCTTTTAAACTTGTTAATTGCCCGTAAAAAGTAATCGTATAATTTTCAACTTGTCCGTTTTTTATATTGGATTTTTCTAATTGAATTCGTCCGCGTCTAAACGTGGTCATATCTATTTCAATATGCCGTCTTTTCGTTCTTGGAAATTGTACGTGCCATCTACGTCCGATTGATAAAAGTGTTGAAAAATTGCGTTGTTTCGTGGTGTTGCAGGGATCGTAAAAGCCTGCGAAAAGTCCGTGCTTGTTTTAGAAATATCCGCTATGTTTTGAACGCTTGAATTTACCTCGATATTTTCATCGTTGAATAAATCCAATTGTTGCCCTTCAATAAAAACCCGTACTTCTCTTTTCATTAAATTACATTATTGATTACGTCAAACGCCATTTCGAAATCCAAAGAATAATTAATTTTTTTGTTGTTTATATTCCTTTCCTTATTAATGCTTTTCGTGTTTATTCTTATTGGTAGTTTCGTGTTTCCCTTCGTCCATAAAACTCGCTCCGATAATAAAAGCTCTTGTAAGTTTTCGCTAAAGTCTTCTTCAACCCAACCCGAATTTATTTTGTATTTAATTCCCCCGTTATTATTAAAGATTTGTTTTTGCCCTTGCTTAATATCGTATGTCATCGATGAATCGAAGGACTGCATAAAATTATAAGGGGTGCTTTGTACGTCTAAACTTTCAAAACTTGCTTTAAAAAATGCTTCGCGTTGGTAGCCACCATATTTATTTATAAAGTCTAAAACAACGGGTTCGTATTTACATTCCTCAACGGGTCTAAAATTACACGTAAACACGGGAACGCTTAAGGGTGTGTAAATAGTTAGTTCCGCTCCGTTACCAATCATTGATGTTGGCACGCGGTAAAGGTCGTAAACGCCCGCACTTAACGCGGTAAAAGAATAACTTAAGGTCGTTACTAAATCAATATAAACAACTATGTAGTCCTTCGGTAAATACGCCGTTAAAGTTCCAGATAAACTTTCGCTTGTTGTTGGGTATGTTCCAAAATCGTAATAGTAATAATACGTTTTGTTTGGTTCTGCTAAAGCTACAAATTTGCCTATTGAGTAGTTTGGGTTTATTCCCGTTTCGTAATCGCCGTAGCCGTCAAACGCTCGGTAAGTTTCTGTAAATTGCAAAACGTAAGTTCCCGCGATCAAGTTGTATGTATATACGTCAATTAAAGCGTATTCGGCTACGGGTGTTGGTTGTAAATCCGTGTTTATGTTGTCGGGACTTGTCGGGTGCGTTATGTATTCCCGAACGTACGGACTTAAATTATAAAGCGTTCTCGTATCGTTTGACGCGGGTATTAATTTGCTTAGTGTATAAGTAGGCGTTGCAGGTGGCGCAAAACCTTGTTTATATATAAATAATTCAACCTTCGAACCCGTTTGTGTTGGGTCGTCGACTTGAATTATAAACGGACTGCGGACAAAAATATGGTCTTGAGTAGGTAACGCCATTGCTATTTAGTTTTAAAATTTTCTTGCATTATTGTATCAAATGTTTCTTCGGCTTCTAATCCGTAGGCTTCAATCATTTCGTCGGGTAATTTCTTAAATGCCTTTTCGAATGGTGTGGTAAAAAATAAACTTGGTTTAATTCCCTTTTCGAAAATGCTTCTGGCAATTGCAAATTTTAATCCTTTACGCGTTGTAAATTTTCCGTCTTTTTTTCGGGGTGCTATTCCCTTTTTTACTATCCATTTGTCAACCGCTTTCGGCGGTGGCATTTTGTTTGTATATGAAAACGGCGTATCGTATTTCTTTTTAGTACCGCTTACTCCTTTGTCTTGAAAAAAACCATAATCCGCCATATCAAAATACAAGCGTAAAGAATTAGGCATTGCTTTAATTTCCCCTTTGATTGAATCGTATAATTTTCTGCTACTGTTCTTTTTTAGTCTGCTTAAATTTGTACGCGCTTGCTTAATAACGTAGTCCCGAAATTGTTCTAATATTATTTGTTGTTCGTTTTTTTCCATCTTAACAAATAGTCATTTCGTTAGGAACTAAAACGTCGAACGTCATCGTCCAACCGCTTAATAAGTTTTCGAATCGTTCGGTAAATGGTTCGCAGTTTGGGTTGCCGTCTATTTGGAATAAATCGTACGCAAGGCTTCCGTGTAACATAACATCGTACGCGCGGTTTAATATAGCTAGCGTTGAATTTAAAGCGTCTTGGGTGTTGTCATTGCCTAAATATACATTCGTGTTTTCGCTCTTTGATATATCGACTAAATCCATAGCAATTAAAGAAATATTAAACCGCAACACGTTTACCTCAAATGTACACGAATTCACCATTATATGGACAAGTGGAAAAATTGTTTGTTTGGCTAAATCGACTTGAAAAATATCCCCTTCGCTTACTGAATTAACCAGCGCGTCCGCGTCAAGGTGCGTTTTAAGTTTGTCTATTGCCGTGTAAAATCCGTTCATTTTAAATACTTATTTAATTGCCTTTGTTCTATTTCTATTTTTTGTTTCTCAAAAGTTAAGTAGGTTAAACATTTAAGTAATCCCATTCGGGTAACCTCGTCAAATTTTGTGACATCTCCTTTAGCGAGTGCATAAATGCTTTGATACCATCCCCATTGTTTTTGAAATTGTGTTCCTTCGCTAAAATCTCCAATGCCTTGGGATTCGTCAATATCTCCGATTCTAAATAAGCTATCGTAGTTGTCAGTAATTCGCTTCCTAAAGTCCAAAAAAAAACCGAAGAACTTAACACAACCCCAAGCGGGGCAAACTTCATTAAATCGGAATATTCAGACGTTCCCGTGTACTCAATTAATTCGTAGCTATCCTTGACTTTTAGTTTAATCGGTCGGTACATAACCGCCATTGCTTTGTGGTATGTTTCCCAACTTTTAAGGTTTTCCTCAAGGTCTACGTATTCCCCAAAACTAATATTTTGCAAGTCTGGAATAAAACCAAATTCTAAATCTTTAATCTTAAAAGTAGGCGTAAACTTTGGGGTCTCGGAAAACAATTTATTAAAGTGAACAACTAACTTTGCCACTTCAGTATATTTAATGTTTATTATTTCTTTTAGTTCAATACCGCAGAAAATTTGAATCATTTTTTCAGCTAACATTTCGTTATCCGTTGTCGATTCTTTTACCTTAATAAATTGTTGGTATTGTTGTAAGGTAATTTCGTTTAAATCTGTTGGAATGGTTAACTCTAATTTCATATTTATATAATTAAGTTTTTGGTTTATTGTTATAAGCTACTGCAATTTCGTACGCGTGAATTAACATTTCAAAGTGTCTAACAAAAGTTCTCGAATCGGACATATTAATTTTTACCTTAACGCCTTTGCGTTGATATATGTATTCTTCAACTACTGCAACCATTACGCTAATATCGTTCGTCATTTTATAAAGTATAATCCTTTTGTAGGGTTTGCTAATTGATAAGACACGGCATATCTTAAAGCGTCAATAGCGTGGTTATGTTTGTCGATTGGTGTTTTGCTTTTCTTTTCTAACCACGAATAGTTGTTTAGTTCTTTAATTAAGTCAATGCTATCTTCTGAAATTACTAAGTCGTAATCCTGCAATAAACTTATTCCATATATTACGCTATCAGCTCCTTTGATTGTTGGAACCACATTATTGCCTAATGAATTTAGTTCGCTTATTAATCGAGGTTCGGAATTATCACCAACAATTAAATCCTTTTCAGCAAATTCTGAATTTAATCTAGCTATCTGGCTTGTCGTTAATGCTTGCTTGTAAAATAACAACTTAACATAAATAACTTTGTTTGCTTTGTCAATGTTTGTTTTTACTAATGTTGTTGGATCTGCACTGAATCCGTAATCTTGTCCGTAAACGTTTGTTCCTATTTCCCTAAACTGTCCTATCTTCCAATTGTTAAATATAACGCCTTCGGCTTTGTCTAACCAACCACCTAATATTGTATGCTTATATTTTTCAGGTCTTCGTGTTTTTATATGTTCGACTTGGGTTAAAAATGATTGAGATAAATTTTCTATGTTGTCAAGGTACGTAGTATGTATGTAAGTCGTATCGTTTTTAATTAGCGTTGCTCCTTGTTCGATTCCTTTGCTTTGAAAAAACTTATCGTAAATAAAATGTTCTTTTGTTGTTGGGTTAAGAATAAGTATAACACGGTTTTGTTTTGTCTTATGTCTAACTGATAAATCTATTTTGTCGAATGTGTCTTCGTCGGTTAATTCTTCAGCTTCATCAAGTACCCAAGTTGTTACGCCTTGCAAAGATTTAAGGTTTGCTGTTTGTGTGCCAGAACTTGTTTTAATTCCTTTAAATATTATTTTGCTTCCAGTTTCAATATTTATTATTTCGTCTTTTGTTACGATGAAACTATCTTGCATTTCCATCAACTCAATCTTCTCAATAAATTCTGGAATGATTGAAATACCCGCACTTACCAAAGTGTAACGAGTAAACAATACAACGTGTCCGCTTTCCTTTGTAAGCAACAATAAGAACGTGGTAACGGAATAAGACTTGGACGAACCACGACCACCAGTTACAATAAAGTAACGCGAATCACTACCTAAATAATTAAACTTCGGGTTTAATACTATCAATTTTAAATAAGTCTTTTACGTCAAAGTCTGAGACGCTTATATTAGTATCGGTTGTTTGTTTCGGCGCTCCATAACAAGAATCCATTAAAGCTTTGTATGCGTTTACATCTCCTTTGCTAGCTTTTAAAAGCATTGCCATTGTAATGGCTTGTTCTTGTGTTAAGATTTCTTGTTCGCCTGTTAAAGGATTCTTTTGAGTCTTTGCGAATTCAAACAATTCTTTTATAATGGTGCTTCTATTCTTTGCACCTTTTGGTCTACCTGCAGGGTTACTAACCTCACCTTTTTTAAATGGTTTTAAGTTTTGTTCGTTAGCCATTATTCACAATTATTTCATTATTATTTTCGTCGTTGTATTCGTTCATTACCTGCTTCAACTTAATTACTATTTCGCGTACGCAAGAACCGCAACTTGTTGGTTGTATGTTTTGATTAAAGACGCGGTTATAAATTTTAAGTAGTTCCCTTTGTTCGCTTGGTAAAATAAGGTTCTTGTTTAGTGCATCGCTTTCGCTTAAATATTTAAATTCGGGTTCGGTTAAACATTTTGGTTTTGCGTATCTGAATAACTTGTTTAGTTTTTCTTTTCGTTCTTCGCATCCGCAGTCTTCGCCTAATATCCATTTAGCAACCTTTGTTATTTTAGTTACTTCTAAAACGTTTTCTATTGTGTCTCCTAATCCTATTGCTTTTTTCCTTGCCATAATTTTTATTTTATAAGTTCGTAATCTTTATTTATATAATCTTCGTAATTCTCTTGTATGTTTTCTTTGATTCGTGTTTTGCAATATTTTAATGTGTGAAAAATACTCGTAACGCTTATATTAGTTTCTTTGCTTATTTGTCTCATCGACATATCAGAATCTTTATATAAGTTGAATAATTTCTGATCGTACCAATGCCATTCATCAACTACGTTTTCAATTTGGTTTAATAGGTAATTATATGATTCGTTTTTTTGCACTTCTGGCGCTTCGTCCTGTAACATCGCGATTGAATCTAAATTTACCTTCTGCATTTTGTTTGCTTTATTAACGTGTTGTAAAAAAGTATTCTTTAACGCAAGCCAAACATATCCTTTGTTTAAATTTCCGTTCGTGTAAAGTTTTTCTTCACTGCCCCATTTCAAAAGCATTAAATAAGTTTCTTGGACAATATCTTCAGCAAAGAAATATTCCCCAAACGAATTAACTATCTTAACCCATTCTTTATGATTGCTTACAATTTTGTTTATCCATTCCACGTTGTAAATATATAATTAATTTTTAATCAAATAATCGATTAATTTTTAAACAATTTATAGTTAATAAAAAACCCCTAATTAAAGGGGCTGTAAACTTATTGCAAATTAATTCTGTAAATGTATTTATCTATCTTTTTTGCTGTTTCTAAGCTCACATCTTTACCAGTTAAAAACCTATCGATGTTATATTGGTGAAACTTTTCTCCTCTACCTTGTATTTCTTTTACAATTTGGTTTCTGGTTCGTGTTTTTAAAGCCTCTCTTAAATAGTTTCTAAGGCTATGATCATCTATTAGCATAGGTCAAGATTTATTTCGTTATCGGCTAAGATTTCAAAGAACTTTTCCCTTACTCGCTCAATCATTTTAAACTCATTATCCTTTAAGTCCTCGTATTTCCAAATGGCTCTAAGCTCTGCCTTAATTTCATTTAATGCATGAAACATTTTTAAAGACTTCGAGGCACAATCAAACTCAAATTGGTCCTCAGGTAGGTTGTATTCTATAGTTGCTTTCATATTAGAATGGTAAATCATCATCGCTGTCATCAACGATTATTTGTTCCTCTTTTAAACGGACTTCGCCTTCAGCAGCATTGATTTGCCACCCTTCGATAGTATTGAAATACTTGATTTCTCCATTTGGTGATTTCCATTCACGGCCTCTTAAGTTAATGCTTACCTCGACATGTTCGCCTATGTTTTTTTGAGTTAATAATTCGCTTTTGTCTTGCGTAAATTGAATGCTAATATACTGAGGATACTTTTCGTCAGTTAGTATTACAACATCCTTTGATTTAAATTTGTCACTTACTTGCTTTACTTGTCCAACAAAGTGGATCTTACCTGTTATTTTCATTGTTATTTGTTTTTAATTGTTAATAAATAAGCTATTGTACACCACCATCCCCATACAATTGCCGGGGCTAGTAAAATTGATATTAAAATTATCATAGTTTTTGTATTAAGTTATCGTAATATTCTCTACATTCTTCGATTCGTGTTTTGATTGATTCTATCACCTCATCATCTTTTGTTATTTTAAACGTCTTTAATCGCTTTTCTTTTGGTATATGGCCAAATATATGCTTAGCCTGTACAAAAGCTCTTATATCTAAGCTTTCTTCAATCAAACATGCTTTCCAGTGTTCGCGTCTTATTTCGTCTTCAACTATTTGTAATGGAGTGTCAACTAAACAATAGCAAAGTAAAGATTCTTCTTTGCCGGTTAGCCACATATATCCGTGCATTTGATAAAAATACGATTTATTTATTAGTTCCGTATCAAAAAATGGGAATGTTGTGGCATCCCAACTAGATTTTACATCTAGTAAAATTTCGTTCGTGTTTACGTCAGGCGTTCCAGAAATCCATTCGTTGCTAAAATGTTCTTCGTTTTTATAAATGAATCCTAAATTCAAAACGTCGTTACAAAGTGCAATTGATAATTCTTCTACTTCGTTCCCTTTGTCCGTGTAACGTGAACTAAATTCTTTGCGTATTCCGTAAATTTCTTCAATAGCTAATTCTTGCAAGTATGTCTTAGTTGTTTGGCTTAATGTTTCCCCCTTTGTTTTTGGATTGGTCATTATTTTACCAATTGCGCTGCATCTTATTTTCATAATTCAAAAGTTTTTAATTGTTCAGGCGTTAATTCAAAAGTTTTTGTAAGTTCTTCCATTGTGTAGCCGCCATCGCTTATTGCCTTTAATGCCTTAATTAGTCGTTTATCGTCAATAGCAACTTTTTTAGTTTCGTTTTTTGTTTCGGTTTTTACTTGCTCACCACCTGCATCTGTATCTTTGTCAGTAACTAATCCTAAAGCACTTGATAACGCGTAACGTCTTAAGTAAGTAATAGCGCTGCCAAGAACCTGAAAATCATTCATGCCTTTTAATGCCACGCCTTGTGGTATATTCGTTTTGCTTTCGATTGTTTCACCACTTTCAATATGAAATATGATTGTAATTAAATCAGTAGCATGAATAAGTTGAGTGAATCCTAATCCGTGCTTTTTTAGCAATGGATTAATTACTTCAAAGATCTTTGGTAGATCAGCATATGTGTAACCATATCCTTGTGTCGCTTTGTGAATTGTTGGAACCTCTTGTTGAAACTCCGCTAGGCTTTTAAATAAATTTTTCATTGGTTAGTTTTTTAAATGGTTAGTAATTAATTATACGCAAATGTAATACGTTACTTTAACATGGCTACTATTTTTTTAATTTATTTTTATATTTTTTTATTATTTCTTTTAATTCTTCTCTTGAGTATTTTTTTTCTTCATGTGCTTTGCCTTGTAATTCAATCAATTTCTCAACTCCAATTCGTTTTTGTATGCCTATTTGATAGTTTAAAAGATTGCCATGCAAATATTGATTACAATAAACACATTGACCATGTACGTTATCCTCATCGTATGTAATAGCTTTATGTCCTCCCATTGAGTAATAATGCCCGGCATCAAATTTTTGATCTAGAGCAGATCCACAAGAGATACAACCTTTATTCCTATCTCTATTTCTTATAAAAGAATTAAAATAAACTTGAGCTAGTTTATGCAGCTCTTGAACTGTTTGAAACTTCTCTTTGATTTCTTTCTTTTTATCCACCCATTTCTTATCATGTTCAATTTTTAACCATATTTGAACACATTCTTTTTCAAGGCAATATTTTTGATTAAAATTTATCGGCGTAAAACCTTCCTTACAATTCTTACATTTCTTCATACTAAAAATTATTTACTTTTAATTGATTCTCTAATTGTCTTATCTCACATTTTAAATCTAAATTTAATCTCTCTAGCCTGTAAGATTCCTGAATATATCCTCGAGATTGTTTCTCTAAAATTATAAATGTATTTAATACCTCAGATAATTCAGATTCAGTTTCTAGCATTGAATTAATTAAATCCTTTCTATGTTCGTTTTTAGCTTCAATTTCCTCACGGCTTGCTTTTAGCTTAAGCAATGTCTTATGTAAGATTACTCTGGCTTTTAAAATTTGTAGTTCCATTTATCGATTTGTTATTTGTTTACTAGCATATGCTTTCTCATATACATTTGGTGCAGGACTTGATTGCTCAAAATAGCTTAGCCTCTCTTTGTCAAACCATATCTCTATCATACCAATATTTCCATTTGATCTTGGCTTAATTTTATTAAAATGTATTTCAGCTAAATTAAAAGTCGGATCCTGTCTATGCACTGTGATCATACATTTGCCTGAATTAAACCATTCGCTGCCACCTTTTAAATCATATGGCACAGGTGGATTTCTTTTGCCATTTTCTTTTTCAGTTAATTTAGGGTGTATAATCGTATGCAAATGTAAATCATTATCCTCAGCTATTTGATTTCTATATGGCAAAACGTATTCGAGGTATTGAGCATAGCCACCGTAATCATTGTATGGATGGTTTAAATCTTTCCAACTATCTATTGATGCAGTATGTAGCTCTTCAGTTTTTTTAATCTCAACAGCCATATCCCAAAATTGAATTGGAGTTAATTTAGCCTTTACATCCTTTTTAGTTAATACTTTAAAGTGATTTAATACCCAATCAATGGCCTGAATAATTTCTCGATCTTCGATTACATTTCTATCTAATGGATTAAAGCTCTTACCAGTTTTCTTATTGATTAAATCAGCTATAATCTCAACGTTAGAACCAACATCAGGGAAATAAACTAAATGCTTCCATCCATAAAACTTTGATGTGTTCATTAAGCATTCCATTAAAACCTGAGTTTTGCCACTCATTGGGAAACCTGTCCAATCGGTGCAGTTACCTAAGCTCATTGAATAATGTTCGTGTAACTTTGCAAAGCCTAGATACTTTCCTTTTTGATGGTATGTGTCTCGATATTTAAAGAGGTCAGTAATTACATCATTAACTTCTGTTATTTTAAATCCATTTAACTCCATGGCGCTTTCCATTTTGCTGGTTCATTTACTTCTTGTATTTGTACAGGTTTTTCCCATGTTCTTACACAAGCCTTCCAATCAATCATTTTATTCTTACCGACCATCCAACCTTTTGCTGAATAAAAATTTAAGAATTTATTTACATCAACGCCGTTTTTTCGTTGTGAACAGTATTCAAGTATTTCATTATAAGTAGGTTCAATAAATACACTTCTTTTATTCTTTTCTTTATTATCCTTCTTGTTACTGGTCTCTTCCTGGTCTATTCCTGGTCTTTCCACGGTCATTTCATTGGCAGTTAGTTGATACTTTGTGTAGTTAACTACCTCGATTATAGTACCTTGCACGCTAGTTTTAATGGTCAATTCATTGGTCATTTTTAGCTTGTTTAATGCGGTCCTAATTTGCCTAACAGTTAAGCCAGTTTCTATGGCTAAAATATCTCTTGACGTTATTATTGTACCAACTTTTAAATCAATTCCTCTATATTTTTTCTCTTTATGATTTGCCTTAAGAATTATATATAAAAAAAGTCTAAAAGTATTTGTATCAGAGAACCATTCCCATTCTAAAATCTGCCGATGTAACTTTATCCAGCCACTCATATATCTAATTTTTGCTGAAGCAAATCATTAGCCCAAATAAAACAAGTATTTTGATCCTTAAACGATACGCTTACTTTATCAAGTATTTCTGCTTTCGTGTAAATAGACTCGATGTAAGCATACTTATCTTTTATTTGTATAAATACATAATAGTCGCTGTTTAAATGATCTCTAATGTCATCTAAAGTACAATTGAAAGTGTAAGAACGATGTTTAGTTGCTTTGATTTGATATGTGAAACCTTTCTCATCGGCAAAATCAATTTGTTGGTATTCACGATCAGCTAATTGTTTAAATATTTTTTCGCCTTGAAAGTTAAGAGTAAACCAAAGCTCAAATATTTTTTCTCCAATTAAACCTGTTGAGTTATATTCTAACTCGGTTGGTATTTTTATTCTTGATTTGTAAGTTCTCATTTCGTTTCTTTTATAAATGTGCCATTAATCATTTTACCATTTCTATTTGCTATAACCATAAAAGCTGAATTAATACAATCTTCAATTGTCATCTTTTCAACATCGCCATAATCTTCGCCTTCTTTGTACAGAGGCAACAACTCGGTTAGATTTGTTAATACTACTACTATGTCGCCAATAGCGTCAATCATTTCTTCTTTGTCATTATTTAGAATAGCTTTAGAAAGTTCTCCTACTTCTTCAAATAATTTAATGCATTGAGTTTTACCATCACCTTTGTCGTAGATTCCTCTTTCAGATGCCCAAGTTCTTATTGTTTCAAATTCGTTTTTTAGTTTCATAATGTTTTTTTTTAGTTTGTTAAGTTGTTATTGTTTATTTAGAAAATTATTGTAAATGTGTATGTTGCTTGCAAAATGGTAGTACCATCCTGTTTTAATATTTAATTCTTGTGCCATCATTTTTTGAAGTTCACTAAAGCAATATTGATCATTACAAAAGCCGAACCATAAATCGTTAGACCTCATGTTAACGGTCATGCAAAGTAAATCATTTATAATTTGAAAATGAATGGACAATGTGCAAGGAGTATCTTTGTAATAAGTATCTATTTCTTTGCCATCATATATTGAAATCACAGCTTGTCTAGTATCTTTATATTCAGATAGTTTATGTATAACATTTTTTAATTGATCTTTTCGCAACCATTGCCAACCATAGTTTGATCTAACGTGGTTTTTTTCGTCCATATGACTTAACCATATAGGAGCTCTTTTAGATATTTCAGATGCGTCAGGATTTCCAGATAGATACCATTGCCACTCGTATTCAGCATAGTCATGATTCCATTTTCTAAATTCTGTTTTAATTACATTATCTTGAGGATTCATTATGTAAAAGCCAACGTTAAATTGTGCCTTAGTATCTGCAAAATTAGTCCCTTCGTCACTAATGCTAGTGTACAAATCTTCAAATGCATGTTGTGCGTTATAATATTTCATATTACCAGTTTCTAAATGAATTAATTGTTTTTTTATCTAAGTTAGATTTTAAATTACCAGCTACATTCCAGAACAAATCTCCTGGTTGTAAATATTCCCATACTTTTGCATCATAATTAGACGCACTAGGAAACGGAGGCTTTATTTTACTGTCAGAACTAAAATTTTGGTAGTGACCTACTACGTTAGCTGTTCCCTTTTCTCCATGATGTATATTTCTAGACACAGCTAAACCATTTGCTATAGCATTTGGCCAAGCAATTTGTAACGCTCTATTTAAAACACCTGTTGAAAAGGCAGTCCAAAAGCTTTTAGGCTCTTCTATTTTCATTGCAGTCTTTATGATCATGGCAGTAACTAAAGGATGCTTTAAACCTAAAGGAATAAAAAACGCTCCAATTTGTTTAGCATAATTCTTAGCTATGATGTTTAAGTTAGGCATGGCAGCTATTCTATGAAAGTGATATTCACATCCGTTTTCAATACAATAAGCCTGGTGCTCTGATATTTCTTTTGAGCTTGGCATAAATAATACAAGCTTTTTATTGTACTTTTTACACAATTGAGTCAATGAAATTCCTGCGTAGCCAAATCTTGGTTGAACATAGACAATTATATCTGATTTACAATTTGCAATTAATGCTTCTCCAGCTCTTGCTTTCGATCCTACTTCTAACAAATCTTCTCTGACCACTTTTATGCCATCATAATCTTCAATTATAGGATCATTAAAACTACTATTGAAATCTTCAACCATTTCTAAATATTCATCTCTAGTGTATACCAAATCCATGTTGTAATTAGAATTGGTTACGGTAAACTTTTCTACTTTATTCATGGCTTATATTGTTTTTATAAATTATATTGTTGTTTGCTTTTATATGTCCTTCGGATTGAAAGTTCTCAACGTATCTAATAAAGTCACATGCGACATCTTCCATGTCGTAAGGTTTACTAAAATTGCCTGTAAGATTACAAAGATGTCTTAACGCTTTATCAGTATTCATTTTTGGCAAGATCATGTTAAGGCATTTTTTTGCATTGCTTCCTACATATACATCTGATTCTTGATCAACTAAATTAGGAAAATATTCTGCCATGTCCATAGCAAATGCTGTTAGCACAAAGTTTTGTCGATTATAACCTTTTTTTAATAGCCATTCATTTCCTTTGTCAACGATTTCTTTTATTCCAGTTTTATCAGATGTGTTTATTATATCTGTAAGATAGTTAACCAAATCCATTGATTCATTAATTATATAATTCCTAAGGCCTCCTTTGATCATTGGTAATAAATATCCTTTTACATCGCAAAATCTATTCTCAGGTATTGCTTTAAGCCAATCTTCATGCAAACAAGAGCCATTCCGCAATTGTTCTACGATCCAAAAATTTCCAAAGCCATGTGTTCCAAAAGGTTTTTGATCTTTAACTTTAGGGATGTAATTAATACCAGAACCACAAAGTCTAAAAAGATAACACATTTTAATAAAATTATCAGAGTTTAATTTATCACCTAAGCTATCAAAATAAATACCATTTTTCTTTGGATCTTTATCTTTATATTTAATTGCTTCTGGCAAAGAACTAAAGGCTGCATACCGTCTATTAACGACATCATAGATTGGGATGTTCCATACTAGATCATCATTAATATCTTCTTTTGTCCAATTTTTACCTTGGAATTTTAACTCTTGCATTTTTTTTGCTTTAGAGTAGTAATCAGTGAATTGATTTAACATTTTAAAATAGTTTAGGTTGGTTATTAATATTTCTAATATAGAATTTTGGTCTTAAGTGAACAGATTGCTTAGGTTCCATTGCATCAAAACTTAAATTTCCTTCTTCATTTAGATAAGTGTCAGGCCATTCAATGTATTTTAATCCTGATTCGATTATTATTTTGTTTGCAACGTTTCTTATTTCTTTTCTTAGCTCTATTGATCCAAAAAAGTTTTTGCCTTTGTACTGACCTGATTCAGGAATTTTTCGAGACTCATCTTCTACAGGAAGTAAAGTAGTTAAGGTTATATTATACTTTGAAGCGTAATTAATGTAGTTTTTAAATAATTTTTTTGTAGCTTCTATCGGATCTGGTTGTCTAGCTAAGTGAAATCTTAGATCGATATTGCCAAAATACATAATTATATGATCATAAGCAGACAGATCTACATCTAATTTTAAAAAGCCATGTAAAGTTTTACCATCATTTCTAGAAATAGTATAATTTTCATTTGGCCAAACTGACAACGAGTGGCTATCACCAATAACTAAATTTGATCTTTCTGGCAATTTTGTTGTTTTGTAATTATCAACTTCGTCATAAAGAAATAATTTCCTTTTAATTGAAAATTCTGATAATTGAAAACCATCAAGAGATAAAATGCTTTTTTTAAATTCATTTAATTTTTTCGCTCTTACTAAAATAGCATCATTAATTCCACCAATTACATTAAAAGAACCAGGTTTAAAATTAGGACCATGATAAATAATCAACTCATCATATTGATCCCAATCATCACGATCATTTAAAATGTCAGCGTTAAATAATTTGCCTACTATTTCAACCATTCCTGCAGAATGAGAATTTAAAGAAGTTGCTGGGTTATTTAAAATCCCAATTATTGCTCTTTTCATATTTTACATTTTTTATTATTGTTATAATTATTCAAACTAGCTAGATAAGCAACAGCATCTAATAGGTTATCCTCTTTGTGATTATAAGACTGCCTAGACATCTTTAAAGCCACTAGGCATATATACATATCACTAGCTGTAAATTCCTTGCCAGTACATCCTGATGCAATCATTGCTGCTCGTTCCATTCCTTCTTCAAATGGACCATACATTCTTTCTTTCTCTTCAACTCGCAAATTAATTATCTCATTTGCCTTTTCTAAAATGTTCATATTTTTTAAATTTAGTTTATATAATTTTTGTATTGATTGTTTTTTAATCTACATTGAATAACTAACAGCTCGTTCATTGATTTGCAGTTATGAATATCGTCTATCAAATTTCTTTGATGGAATATTATTTCTTTGCCAGCAAATTCTTTTTGAAGTTCCATAGTGTCAAGTAAATAAAGCTCATCTTTTTGTCTTTCGTAAAAGTCAGCCATTGCCATACCATATAAAATTGTTGAGTGATTTAAATCAAACATCTCGCCTATTCTCTTGTATATTATTCCGTGTTTACGCAAGATTCCAAATAAAAACCATCTTCTATGGACTAAATATCTGTATCTGGATTTCTCTTTTAAATTTTGCTCTTCAATTATTTGTTCTATTCGATCAATCATAACGTTTCTACTTTTAAAATTAGTTTAGGCCACATAGCCATTATCATTATTGCGTGTTCTCTATCCAGGGCTTCTAGTATCCTGACAGCTATCCTTTTTTTACCACCATCAAAATAGTTATAGGTTACTTTAAAGCGTTTCATTTGTCTTTTTTTATAGGGTTTAGGTATTCATCTTGTGCCTCTAAATAATCTAGGTACAGCTCTAAGTTAAAGCTACCACCTTTATCATTCTCTATAGATTGCTCTCGCCACCAAAGTATTTTTCTTTTAAGGCTATAGGTTGTATAGGTGTATGTATTATCTGTCATCTCTATCGTTATTTATTTCGTTATAGTATTCTTTATTATCTAGCTCCCACTGGCACACATCAAATCTCTCAGGATCTTCTAGTATGCTATCCTCAATAGCTGTTATTATTTCTTTCAGCTCATCTTTATTAGGAGTAAATGGATGGCATACGTTGTTGCACCATTGCTCACCTTTCTCCAGGGATACATCTACTATGCATTCATTGGTTTCAGGATCAAATGAGACAAAGCTCCACTCAAAATCTAAGATAAATTCAATACGGCCCACCTCATACCATAAGGATGCTGTGTACTTGTCTACTTGTAAGTCTTCTGTTAAATTCATTTTAAAGCGTTTTAAAGGTTAGTAATATAAGCTAAGGTGTAAACACTTACCCAAAAGAATATAAACACAACAGAGGTGTTTATAATGTCTCTATGATCATCATTTAGTGGTGTAAAGTAATACACAAGGTCGGTTAGTTTCTTTCTCATTTGTTTTTAATTTTATAGATTTCTGTTACTGCTTTAATTTCAGCTCTTGTCGTTTGATATTTCTCCATGGCTAAAGCCACATCGGAGATTAGCTTCCATTTATCTTCTGTAAATGATGTGCCTGAGTTGATTTGCTGAAGTAAGTACTCGACAGCGGTTAGATCGTGTTCCATTTTTGGTTAGTTTTAAATAGTTAGTAATTAATTATACGCAAATGTAAAACAAGTATTTGTAACAAAAAAACTTTATTGACATTTTTTTTAAAATATTTGCAAAATTAGCGCAAAAAAATACCCCCCTGCCAAACTAACCAAAGATGCAGAGGGGTTTCAGGTTACATATATTCAACCTGGTGCAAACTTACATATTAAATTTGTGACTATCTATGTATTTTATAGTTTTTTTATCTCCTGATCTTTCTCTTACACATTTAATTGTAAGTATTCTACCACCTAATGGCTTTATCGGTGCGCCTCTTTCTACATGCCAACCTTTAGATCCATCACCGTACTCCTCTTTGTAGGTTCCTGTAAGCATGAGGTGAATTTGTTTTTGTTTTAAATAGTAACCTCCTACTGAATGCTTTTCAAGTGTATCTCTTACATCATTTCTACTAGAGTTTTCGTGGATATGTCCCATTGAAAAAACATCAAAGCCTTCATAAAGCTCTAAAGCTCTTGTTAAATTAATAGCGCCTTTAGTAACTACACCACCACCACCTGATCCATGGAAATATTTTATTTTAGTAGAAAATGATGTAGTATTACTTTTAGTAGCTTGTTGCCTAACTACTACCCATCCACCATAACCACCTAACTGCATATTAGAATTAGCTCTAAAGTTTATATTATCAACAAACCGCTGAAGTATATCAGTCTCTTGAAATTTAATTATGGTTGTTTCATGATTACCGTATCCTACCAATTTAATTATATTAGCATATGGCATAAACCATTCAACAGCCGTATTTACAATACTATCTAAGTACATAGCATTATTGTGTTCTGGTCTTATATCAGATTTGTTTCTTCTATTATCGCCACGACCTTGCATTAAACAGAATAAATCACCATTAATAATTACAGGTATATTCTCTTCTAAGCAATAATCTAGATGCCTTTTTAATAGATCACGATCGCAATGAGGGTTATCCCAGTGCAAATCACTAAGCATAGCTATCCTTACTTCACTGCCTTCTAGTGAAAGCTCGTGTACATTCTTTGAGTGTCTAATCATAATTTATTTAAAAGGATTGTATAATTTATCTACCAATCTAAGCGTAAAAAATAAGATTATACCACAAGCAAATCCTATAAAAAATAATTTCCAATTAGTTTTAGCCTTTTGTATCTTAGCTTCTTTATATATGTACTTATATTTGAGTACGTCTTGCTTTAATATTTGAGTTTTATATTTATATTCAATTCTAGTTTGCCATCTAGTCTTAGGCACATAGACATTTTTAAAATTGATAATAGTATCTTTAGTCGTAATTACTTTCTGCCATATAATAGTATCTTTTACCACCACTGGTATGCTATCAACTGAGATTATTCTAATCGTGTCGCTATCTTGCACCAATTTAAGGCCGTATTTAATTGCTTTGTTATAATGTCGAATAGCTCGCTTAGAAGAGTCACAACTATAAATAAATATTAATATACTACTTATACAAACAAGTGTCTTAAATCTCATAAAAAATAGGTTTAAAGTGATTTTAGCATTTCAATCATACGAGGACAAGGATATATATCTGATTTGTCGTGACGAACTGAATTATGTGTAAATATTCCGTTTTCGCCTTTTAAAGCTCGTTTGTCTATTCCAAAAATTGAATCGAAATATTCTTTGCTTATTCCATATGTATCGCAAAGATAAACTAATAATTGGCGCGTGCTTTCAATTTGTTCATCGGTATATTTTTGCCACCAAATATGCCCTTTGTATTTTCCGTTTAGTTCGGTAACTTGTGAGCGGTCAACTCGTCCGCCTACGTAATTAATAAAATATCCGTTTTGTTTTTTTAACGGCCCATAATTACAAATTTCAATACCAATAGAAATCTTATCAAGGCTTCGATAAGTTACGCCCATTTCTGCAAAAACTTCTGGCTTTAATCCTAAATGATATGCCCAATGTTTTGAACTAAATAATTGCACTATTGTACCCTTTTCGCCGATCACAAAAGCAGTCGCAACCTTACCTTCTTTTTGTTGAAAGTATTTAGCAACCGCAATTGGGTTTCCACCGCCTGCAGTATGGTGCAAATAAATTTGTTTTTTTGGGTGTTCTTCTTGTAAAAATTGGTCGTTAGATAATCGGCTCTGAACTATCTTTGTTATGTCTAATTCCATTTAAATCGGTTTTAATTTCTTTAGCACGCGCGAATAAATTCTTCATTGAATCCCAGATTGAAATTCCACGAATAGCAATATAATTTTCATTGATTGAAATACACTCGATGGAAACCAATATTAACGAAAGTATTTTAGTCAACATTAATGGAACTGAAAAGAACTTCATTATAATATCGTTCAAAATAAAATAGTCTATTAAGTAAAATCCAATTACCGCAACTTCGTAAAGAAATAATTTAGAAACAACCGCCGAAAGTTTACGCGATGTAATTTTAATTTTTAGTTTTTTAGCTTTCCAAATTCCTGTTAAAGTATCTAACAAAATAGCAAAACCAATTAAAAAAAGTATTCCAGAAATTGGCAAAAAGAACGCCCCAACAACTCCAAGTAGTTTCATAAAAGATAATCGGATATTCGCAAGTAAAATAAATAATTGTGTTTTCATTTTTTTAGGTGGTATTGGTCTACTAATTGATGTGTTAAAAAAGCGAATAAAGCAACCCCGCCAAACTTCAAAAATAACGCGTCTGCAAAAAACATCGCTATCGCGGTTAAATAAGCAAACGCAAAAAACAAAACCGATAAAGCTCGTAAATGTTCCATAGTTATTTTTTTTGTTCGTTTAGTTTAGTAAGGTAAACAAGTAACTTTTTAATGTTTGTTTCTTTTGGTTTGTGCTTCTTTTTCATATATACCAACCTGTAAAATTGTTTTGAGTGCTTGGAAACATATCGCTATTTGAATTATTGCTATACTCTGGAAACAAAGAATTGTTAAAATTGATATACGTTATAAAACGCTCCGTGTAATTTTGTGCAATCATTCGTTCCTTTTCAACTAAGAAATCTACTTCGTTTTTTTCTACGCTTGTTGCGTTTTCGCTAGTATGTTTAAATACGCCTTTATTCGCTATTGTATAAGCCGAAAACGGCAAATATTCAACCATTGCCCAATGTATTAACATCGGTTTAACGTAGGTAGTTAATAAAGATAAATAAGGGTTCGCAAGTGTGTTGTTTATTATGTCGGTTTTAATCTTTTCTAATAAATTTGTCCCCAAGTAATTTTGTATATGAATATCTTGAGCGACTTTAATCCATTGTATAAAAGAATCCGTATCGATATTCCCGTTTAACGCGGTAAATTTAACTATGTCGTTTCGTGAAATTAGTAGTGCTTCTGCCATTATCTTGTAATATTTCTTCTTGGTTGTGGGTTACTTGGTAAAAAACCATAGTTCGGCATATCTACGGGACGCTTTGCAACTAAACTATCGTTCGTTATTTTGTAGCCGAATTTTTCTGCCTTCGCTTGTGCTATTTGTTTTTGATTTGGTAAATCTAAAGCCGTTCCAGATAAAACCGCGTACACTTGCTTATTCCATCTGTGGTGGCAATTTCCGCCTCCTTTGTATAACCAAATTGAATAAGTGTCTGAGCCATTTGGTCCCCAACCTTCATTTACAATTTGAGTACCCATTTTTAATATATCTTCTTTTCTATAAAGTTTATTAGCTAAAACCATTTGAGTACAAAAATCGCGTGTATTATCCGTTCTTGTTAAACCAACATATTTGTACCTTACAACAAATTTTATTCCGTCAATAACTTTGTCTTGCTTGTCAGTTATGTTTGGGCGTGCGTCACCCGTTGAAACTAAATTAACTATTTTAGAAAATAAACTTTGCTTTGGTTCTTTACTTAATAGATTGTTTTCGTCGTCGTCGTTGTCGTAATCAACTTCTTTTTCGTCTATTAATAACCAATTTTCTTCTGCGTCTTCGCCCATATCAATTAACGCCTGCGCTAACGCGTCATCTTTTGGATCTGCACTTAATTCCGTACCCGTTTCTTCGGCTATTTGTTCTTCGGTTTGTGCGTTTTCTAAGTCCGTAAATTCCAAAGGTTGCAACGTTTTGAAAAATAGTTTTAAACTTATTCCGTTAAAATGTAAAATTGTGTCGAAAGCGTCTAAAAGTTCTTCTTGGAATGGTCTAATAACCATATTGTCAAATAGAACCGCGCTATTTTTTAACTCGTCTGCATTACTTGAAAAACCATTTGTTGACGCAACCCCGAATAATAACGGACTTGTAACGTTATGTCCAAGCATTATTTTACGTAAACATTCTTCGGATAAATAAGTATAGTGTTCTGGCGCGTCGTTTAATGGAATATCTTCTACGGTTGTTTTTGATTCAGCGTTATCATTAAAAGCAATAATAACTTTTTGCCCTCGTGAACCCGTCAATTTATTTAAAACCTTTTGGCTAATAATACTTTGTTGTTCTTCGCTTGGAACGCCGTTATTAAAGTTTACAACCTTAGTTCCCGAAAATCCGTTCTGTACTTCGTTAATTAAATAATCACCTATTTCTTGTTCCAATAGCGCATATGAAACCGCCCCTTGGTAGTCTGGATAAGAATAATATTTCATTCCAACCGAATAAGGCTTAGAATAAAGTATTTCAACATTATCATTTGAAAAGCCAAAAGCCGAAAATCGCATTGGCGGGTAAGTCCTTAAGTCATTCCAATTATCGCTATAAAAATAACCAGCAACTTCTCCGTCTTTATTGCACTTTTCAGCTCGTAAAAGATTAACAGGTAAATGGTATGCCTTTAAAATCTTTTTTCTGTCTTTTGAGTAATGAACTTGAATAGCAAATTGCCCAAGCATTTTGCGGTCAATAATCATTTTACGTATATCGTCTCTTGAAAATAACGTCATCATTTGCGCGTATTCGTTTACCTTTTTAGACGCGTCTAACGCACCCAAACCGCGTCCATATACTAATCTACAAATATTGTTTATTATTGCGTTATTTGTTGTTGAATTTGTGTATCGGGCAATTAAGAAATCAAAATATTGTTCACCATTTTCTGTTAAGAAATCAACCCAATTTTCGCGGTTCGATTCTTCGACTATTGGCGTTGTGTAACTCGATAAATTTAAGACGTGGTAATTATTCATAAATTATAAATTCGTTGTTTGTTGTATGCGAAACATATTGTCCGTTGTTAACCGAGAATGTCGCTAATGGTTGATCCGTGCAAAATGCTTTTTCTAGTAATAATCTATTCCCCGAAACATCTTTTAATTCAATCATATAAAAACGATTTTCCGTTAAGTTAAATATTGCTTCGATTTGATAAAAATAACTAAACGCGCCTTGTGAAATAATCGGAACGTTGATAGTTACGTTTTCGGCTTCGTCCGTAATAAACAAGTCCGTAATTATTCCCGTTCGTGGTGTACAATTAAAAGTTTGACTTAATACGTTTTGCGTTGTTAAAACTATCATATTAATATAATTAGATTTTCTTATTTTTGTTTCATAAAAAAAGGGTTACACGAATGCAACCCCTTTTAGTTATAACCAATAAAACTTCTTTTTATACCGTAATTATAGCTCCACTTAAAATAGTTGATAATTGCGCTTCGGTGTTACAATCAAGGAAATTAGCTGGAACCGCTTCTTGACCCGTAAATGTTAATCCGTATCCGTTCATATCGCCCAAAACCGTACCATTTCCGATAGTTCCAGCGGTTACGTCCATTCCTCTTGCTAGTCCAGCCATAAAAAATTGATTGGCATTTGTTCTAACAACGATATTTGGTCGTCCGTAAGTAAGTAACTTAACTTCTTTATGCGTTTGTACGTCTTGTTTCTTTAATTGAATAGACAAAACTTGTTCGAAAAATGTTGTTCCGTTTTCACGTGAACTTGTTATTGTTGTTTCAAAAGAATTCGTTCCTTTTAATTCAAATTTGTAAATTGGTGTTGCTAAGGGTAAAGCAATTGCCGAAATTTCGTCTGTTCCAGCGGTATAAGTAACGTCGGTTGTTGCGTCGTATAACCCGTAGTTTAATATGTAGATAGCTTGAAGTCCGCCGACAACGTCTTTGCATTGCTCCAAACGTCCGTTTGATATATCACAACTCATTTTGTATGTATTTAATTGTTTATAATAGGGGCGGTTACCCGCCCCGTTAAATTATTTATCCGTAAACTACGATGTCCTCGATTATTCCGTAAGTTGAACCTGCAGCCATTCTCATAATTACACGTACATTTTGCGAACCATCGATATCAGCCATATCAATTACTCGAACTTCTTGAGTATCGCTCAAAAGTGAACAACCAAAGTAAAGGTTTGAAGTAGTTGTTGCTAACATTGAATTATCAGGTAATCCGTTAGCCATAAATATTGGCGTTCCGTTAAAAGATAAAGCTCCGTTTGTGTACCATTGCGTACCTTGTGCGTTTGTACCCGCGTTTGCTTGTGAGTTAACACCTAAAGCACCGAAACCACCTAAAGCGGCAACGTATGCTTTTGCTACGTTTTGAGAAACATAAATTTTTAAATCTGCTTTTCCGTACAATGAAGCAGGAATAGCATCGTCAACTAATTGCATTTGAGCAATAACGTTAGCTGGTGTAATTACTGCGTTGTTAATCAATTGTGCGGGTGGTAATAAAGGGTCAGCTAGAGCCGTTGAAAACAATCCGTCAAATTCTCCACCAACCGCACTTGAACCTTGCCATAAAGATACTTCGTTAGCGGAAGCAACTTGAGAAGCTACGTGAGCAATAAGGTAATCAGCAAACGACTTAGGCAATACGTCAAAAGACGAAAAACCTTGTTCGATACCTTGCCAAGTTGAATGAAATTGTGATTTACAAAGTTGCATATTTACTTGTAAATCTTTAACCTCTAAAATTCTTTCAGTCAAAGAAACCGTTGAGTTTTGTTGAAAATCACAACTTGCGTCTTCTAAAACGTTAGCAGTTTCTAAACGTTGAATAACAGACTTAAATTTGATATTCGGCATTACGGTTACCCCGCCGTTTTCGATTGTTGGCGCGCTTAATAAAGCGGCACTAATGTACTTCCCCGCGAATTGACCCGCGTAAGTAGTGGTAATTGATGGTTGTGTAGGCATTTCTTTTTAATTTAAAATATTAATATTATTTACTTATTTTTTCTAATATAGAATCCATTGTATTACGCGGTCTTTTAGCGCCTATTTTGTGGAATTCAATTTCTTTTGTATTCTCTGGGTTGAAACTAATTGGTTTAATGTCCGAAAGTTCGGTTACTTCTTCTGTAACTGCGTCAACTTTGGTTAACAATTCCAATTTAGCTTTTAACTCGTTATTTTCGTTTTTAAGCGCTTCCATTTCACTAAAGAAAGTTTCTTTAACTACGCTTTCAATTGTTTTCTTTGGTGTTGACTTTTCAACTTGTGCTTCAACTTCTTCTTCAACAACTTCTTCTTCTGCTACTGGCGCTTCTTCTTCTTCAGTTGCTGGCGCTTCCATATAATCAGCAATTATTCCTTCTTCAACTACTGACATAATCATTCCATCCTCCATTTCGTATTCACCAATTGGAACGGGTATTTTTTGCTCATCTTCTGTTATAACAAAAACTTCGTTATCCATTTCAAAAGCATCTGCTTCGATTAAGGTAACTCCATCTGCCATTTTTCTTTGTTCTAACTTAACTTCCATTCCAAGAAGTTCTTTGATTTTGTTAATTGTGCTATTTTTCATCTTTTGTTTTTATTATTATAATATTTGTCTTAAATAACCTTTTGCTTGCTCAACGTATCGATCCGCTGTAAGTAAATTAATTGCTTTTTGAAATTCGTTAGTATTTTTAATGTCAACTCCCAAATCTTTAGCTTGTTTTTCTAAAATTTGCATTAAATCATACATACGTGCTTTATTATTTTGAAACTCGTCCGCATTTACTAACGTAGATTTTGCAAAAAGTTTTGTTTCTTTATATTGCCTGTTAAAGCCCGCTAAACTTTTTTCAGTAGCTCCTGTTAATTTTAATAAGTCAGCAATACCTGCTAATTCAACTTCGTGTTTTGCTAACTCCGTTTTGCCTATCTTGTCGTAAATTGTTTTTAGTGTATTCATATTTGATTTTTATTATAATTTAATAGAACTTACTTTTTTCTTTAATTCATTTTGTTGGCTTATTTCTGCTTTAGCTGCGTCCCTTGCTGCTTTTGCTTCATTTGGTAATGGAACACCTAATTCTTTAACAGCTTCTTCAATTCCATCTACTTCAGCAACTACTTTGTTAAAGTTATTTATGGATTGACTTAAAAGGTTATTTAAATCAACTATAGCTTGTTTTACGTTATTATTAGCTGTTACTGTTTTATCTTTAAATTTCAATGCAGCATCTTTTAATGCAGCAATTCTTGGTAAGGAAGCTAACTCTACTTCGTGTTTTGCTAAATCCGTTTTGCCTATCTTATCGTAAATGGTTTTTAGTGTGTTCATATAACTATAATTTAATTGTTAATTTTTTGTTGTAAAATTTTATACATTTCCGATTCCTTGCGCTTGTAAACTACCATTGCAACATTTACGAGAATAGCGCTTTCCGTCCTTACATAAACAACCCCGACGACCTCCAACGGGACTTGCTCGCGGTCTTTCAATTTCTTTTTTTGCTACGTCGGAAACCTTTATGTTTGTTGGATTTTTCATTTTAAACTTTTTTTAATTCGCTTTTTATAATTATTTGTTTAATTTTTTGAACTAAAATTTCATCTTCGTCTATATTCATTTCGTAACGATCCGCAAAATATCCCTCAATAGAAAATCCTTTTACTTCGCCTAATTTTACTTTATTCCAAATATCGTCATTATTTACTTTCATTGAAATCATCCAAGTTCCTTGCGGTAAATCAAAACCGTAATTTTTAGATTTGTCGTTTTCGCCTTCAATAATCCAACTTTCAACTACCGACATTCCTTTTAATTTTTGGCTATGTTCTAACGTTGAATTATTTTGGTTTGCGTTCATTAAAAATAGTTCGCTAGCTTTTCTAATTGTTGCCTTTGAAAAATAAATATAGTATTCGTCTTTGGTTTTGTCGTTACGTCTGTAAATTTGTTTATCTGGCACTAATGCAGGCCCCATTAAAATACGCTTTTCCGCGTCTATTTCTTTTAATAGTATTTCGTGTTTTGACAAATGAATAAAATTTTCTTCGATCGCCGGGGACATTACAACGCTTATTGCATCAATCCCGCTTTGGTCGTCTTTTTCGTCAATTATTAATTCTACTATTCGCATATTATTATAATTAAAGTATTTTTAAATTGTTGCATTATTTATTCGGTTACGCTCCAACGCTTGCGCGCTTGTCATTTCTGAACTAACTACGAACGCTTGAACGGGTTTTTGTTGTAATTGCGCTAATTGATTCATTCCGTTATTTCCTACAACGTTAAATTGGGGTGCTTGGGGCGCGCCACCTCCGCCCGTTTCTCCACCACCACCACCACCGCCCGCGCTTGGTTCTGCTCCGCCTTCAAATTGCGATTCTTTTATTTTCTTTATATTTATTAAACCCGCCG